TATGACTCTATACCTAAAGCAGATGAGAGGTTCATCCCTGATGTAAAGCCGATCATTGCAAAATTGTCCGATGCGCAGATAGCGCACGATACATTCGATATCGATACTTATATTCAATTTGTTAAGGGTTCTAATTACGATGCTGATGTTAAAAAATCAACAGACGAAATGAAAGCCTTTGGCGCAAAAGAATATAAGCGTGGACTTCAAGAGGCCAAGATACTGGGAACAAAATCCGCTCCCGCCGGAAAGCCACCTGTTAAGGGTACGAAATCTTTAACAGAAGCGCAAAAGAAGGAAGCGGAGGCTATGTATGACAGCCCAGGCATCACGAAAGAAAAGGCTTATGAATTATATACAGATTACATAAAGGACGAAAAATAACAAGGAGAATAAAATGAACGAAGGTAAACAATTGAAATATGGACAAATCAAGGGTGGCGATATAGGTTATGAGCATATACTTGCTGCAGGCCAAGTTATATTAGCTGCAAGTGGTAAGTTTGTATATAGAACAGCTAATGGTACTGATACTGTAACTCTGTGCGCGGATGCGGTTACAACGATTCTCGGCCACATGGAAGTGGAAGCTATTGCGTCAACAGCAGGGACAGAAAGTCGTAAGGTTGTATGTGATCCAACAGCAGTATATCGTATTCCTATTAACGCAGGTACATATACCCATCTTATGAAGGGTAAGGATTGCGATATATCAATATCAGGTAACGTTCAGGGCGCGCAACTTAATGCTTCAGTAGAGCGTACTCTTGTTGTTATTGATGGTGATTTAGTCAATAACGAATGGGTTGATGTAATGATTAACTGGCCCGCTATAACAACCATAGGCGTTGATGTAGTATAAAGGATAATAAACAATGCCATATAATGTAAAAGGCGAACAGAGGAATACAGGACGAACCCACTTTAAGAAAGGTTTTACTCCGTGGAATAAGGATAAAAAAGGTATTTATTCTGAAGAGTATAGAAGAAAGATTTCTGAAGGTGGCAAAGGTAGACCTTCGCCGAGGAAAGGTGTAAAACTTTCTGATGAGACTAAGGGAAAAATCAAAAAAGCTCGTAAAGCCCAAGTTAATGTTAGCGGGCCTAAAGGCAAACCATGGTCAAAGGAAAGAAGAATAGCGCAAAAACCAAAAGATTACACCAAACCAGTTATGAATAATGGCAGAGAATATCATCCTATGTGGAATGATATAAGGAAGTTAATCTATAAAAGAGACGGATGGACATGTCAAGAGTGTGGTCAAAATTGTGGCAGGAAAAATGGAATTGCTTGTCATCATATTGACTACGACATAGCCAATAACGATTTTTCTAATTTAATAACTCTTTGTGCAAGTTGTCATGCGAAAACAAACCACAAAAGAGTTGATTGGATAATTCGTTATAAAAACAAAATGGAGGCTTAGAAGACTGTGGCAGGGATACGAGCGGATCAGACAGCTTTATACTTAAATGATATGTATAAAGCCTCACGTGAAAGTTATCAAGAGGTAGAGACAAAATACAACCAGATATTTAAGGTTGTAAACAACGTAGAAGGCGCTGGCGATAAGGTTACACAGGTATTAGGCGCTGGTAAGCTAAAGAGGCACACCATCGAAGGCGAAGACGTTACTTTCAAGAGCCCAGTAATTGGATGGGAGTTTTTAGTAAAGTATTGGACATTCAGCGATGGTATTGCGCTTTCTAAAGAAGCAACAGAAGATGAACGTAAACTCGGTAATCTTCTGAAAGACCTTGCCAATACATGGGGCAAGCAGGTAAGGATATGCAAGGAAGAAATGGCCGCAAGAGTATTCAATGAAGGTGGAAATCTTTTAGGAGATTTTATCTTCAATGGTACGCACACAGGCCAGACCGATTCAAGCGGTAATATGATGTATGATTCAAAACCGTTGTTTAACCTTACAGGCAACACCAGGAGCTCTAAGGGCAGCGGCACATATTACAACTCCGTAGCAGGGCTTACATTAACAGCAGGTAACTTTGAAACTGTCTACAATCTTCACACCACGACTAATAACCGTGATGAAAGAGATAACGTAGTAAAGAACCCAGCAGATACCCTGTTGACATTACCAGGCTCCGCAAGGTTCCTTGCTGAAAGAATATTGAACACCGAAAGAGGAATCCCTGGTCAACAGCTAAACGATATCAACCCATACTATAAGATTCTTACAGCTATGGATTGGGATTATCTTGAAGCGACCGAAGCGGCGTTCTTTATAGGCAAAAGGCAATCTGATGATTTCCAGTTCAGGGAAAGACAGAAGCCAGAGATAAGGTTCTTCAGAGATGAGCAGAACTTAGGTTACAAGACTTCTATAAACCTAAGACAGGGCATCTTGATTAAGAACTTCAGAACATGGACAAGGGGCGGCGGAACATCTGCCTAAAGGATAGACAATGAGTTTTCCTGAAATTAGATTTGGGATATGCCAGGTATGCGGAGCAAGCGGAGGCGATCAGACAGAGGATCTAACAAGCGCTGATGCTGAAGCTCGTTCCGCTACAGGCAATGGTGTAGTCCTTGAAAAATACAAAGGAAAGCTTATGTGTCCAGTATGTATAAACGAAGCCAAAGCGGACTCTGAAAGTCTGCAGGAGGCAAAGAAACACGCCTCTGATGAAAGATTTAGAGATAAAGCAGGTTTCGTAAACACAGTGGAGGAATAAGTAAATGGCGAAGAAAAAAACAAAGCCCGAACCTGTAGAAGAACCTACAGTCGTTGCTCCTGTAGTAGAGGCAAAGGTTGCTGGCCCTAAATGGATTAAGGTCACACCAGAGGAGTTAGACAAGATACAAAATGCAGGAAAGCTCAAAGGCTACAGGCCCAGCACAGGCGAGGCATTGGTATAACAAAAAGGAGAACAAAATGTACGGTAAAATGAGAACAATAATAACTCTGCTTATTGTTGCCTCTTTCTGTTTATTGCAAGTGCCTGCCTTTGCGGCAAGCATGAGCGATGAATCAGTATTAGGCGTTGATAGGTGGAGTGTACAGAATGACGGAGACTTTGTGCCGAACGCCAACACCTATAATATAGGTAGCTCTACGCAGTATCCAGGCTATATCTATTTAGGCGGCGTAGGTAAAGCAAGTTGGGGCTCTATAGTAAGTCCTTGGGAAGACAGCGGGACAGCTACTACCCTAACAAGCGCACCAACAAAGTTTATCCTGACCCACTCTACTGGTGATATTAAAACCACTAGAGTAACAACAGATGATATACACGGAACAACCAACGCGCAGAATATAGACTTAAGCACGGACAATGCGTTTAAGTTTATAGATAATAGCGATACACTAACTATTACAGCTTCTGGCGATGATTTCGTAATAGACTCATCTGATGGCGGTGTCATATTTACTTTGACAGACGCTACAAATGGTACAGTAGACATCATGGCCAACAACGATGTAAATGATTATATTCA